GCCGAGTGGCGGATGATGGACGACGCGCTGGGCGGCGAGGCCGACGTGAAGCGGCGCGGCACGGATTATCTGCCGATGACGGCAGGGATGGCGAACGCGAAGGCTGCGGACGGCATAGATGTGTCGGAATTGTACAAAGCCTATCTGATACGCTCGCAGTATCCGGAGTGGGTGCGCGACGCGGTGCGGTCGATGATGGGCATGGTGGCGCGGATGAAGCCGGAGACGACGCTGGATTTCGGCCGTCTGAAAAGCATGGCGCACGAGGCAACGGCGGACGGTTATCCGCTGCAACAGCTTTTCCTGCGCACGGTGCAGGCGGTTATCAAGAAAGGGCGGTTCGGCCTGCTGGCGGATGTGGACGCGGCCGGAAAGCCGTTTGTCGCGGCCTACGAGGCCGAGGCGGTGGTCAATTGGAAGGTTTCCGCTGCGGGCGGTGCGCGTTCGGATTTGTCGCTGCTGGTGCTCAAAGAGGCTGTACCGGCGGACGGGGATGTGTTTTCGCACGAAACCCGGGACGAGTATCTGGTCTACCGGATGGCCGACGGCGTGTGTACGGTCGCGCGTTTGGACGGAAAAGGCGCAACGCTGTGGGAACGTCCGCTGCTGGACGGCGGCGGACGGCCGCTGGATTTCATTCCCTTTGTGTTCTGCGGGGCGACGGACAATGCGCCGGATGTGGACGTACTGCCGCTTTCGACGATGATGAAGTCTGCCTTGCAGTATTACCGGCTGTCGGCCGATTATTTCCAAGAGCTGCATCTGACGGCACACCCGCAGCCGGTCATTACCGGCCAGGCTTTGGAAACGGCGAATATGGTTACCGGGCCGATGCTGGCATGGGTGTTGCCGGAGGCCGGGGCGGGTGCGTTTTATCTGGAAATCAGCGGCACGGGTATTGAAGCCAAGCGGGTGGCGATGGAGGCGCAGAAAAACGCGGCACTCGAAGCCGGGGCGCGGGTGATGGACATGGGCGGTAGCGAATCGGGGGCGGCGCGGCAGGCGCGGCAAAACGACCAGTATGCGACTTTGCGCAGTATCGTGAAAAACAGTGCGGAGGCGGTGGAGCAGTGCCTGCGCTATTTGGGCGTGTGGTTCGGGCTTTCCGCCGCCGAGGCAGACGCGGCCTTGAAGTTTTCTGTGGATTTGGATTTTGAAAAAACGCTGGATACTTCTGTGTTGCAGCAGTTGTTCTCCGCCGCGCAGATGGGGATGGTTTCGCCGGAAACGGTGTGGGACTACCTGCAAACGGGCAAGATTCCGGAGCGCAGCTGGGACGACGAGCAGGGCAGGATTCTGGCGGCGGGTTTGAACGATGGCGGACATTGAGGATTTGACGCTGCAAAACGCGGTACGGCTTGAAGGCGTGAAGGCGCATTTGTCGGCCGCACTGCGCGAAAGGCTGCTTGCGCTGCGCGACGGGTTGAAGCGGCTGTTGGACGGGGATGACGAAATCTCCGCCCTGCCGCGCCGCGACATGCAGAAGCTGTACGCGGAAATCGAAGGTGTGCTTGACGGCACGTTTTCCGCCTTTGCGGACGGGCTGCACGATGATTTGCGCCGTTTGGCGGAAATTATGGCGGCGCATGAGGCGGCGGCTTTGTCGGCGGCTGGTGCGCCGGCGGTGAAAACGGTGTCGGCGGCGGCTTTGGCCTCACTGCTTGACGAGCGTGTGCTGTCGGTGGAAGGGATTTACTCCGAACCGCTGCTCGATCCTTTCATCCGCCATTACGCCGACACGCAGAAAACGCGTATCGCCGCCGCCGTGCGGCAGGGTGTGGCGCAGGGCAAGACCAATGCGCAAATCCGCCAACTGGTAACCGGCACGAAAAAGGCGGGCTACAACGACGGCATTATCGGCGCGTCCCTGCGTTCGGGCGACGCGCTGGTGCGCACGGCGGTGCAGCATGTGTCATCGTCGGCGCGGCAGGCGGCGGCGGAAGCGAACGCGGACATTGTATCGGGGGTGAAGATGGTGGCGACGCTGGATGCGCGCACCAGTACCCTGTGCCGCTCGATGGACGGGAAGGTGTTCCCGCTCGACAAGGGGCCGAGGCCGCCGTTTCATATCAACTGCCGAACCTCTTTTGCACTTGTGCTGAAACCCGAATATGCAGGGCGGGACGGGCAGGGAAAGCGGGCGGCGGCGGGCGGCGCGGTTTCGGACGGCCTGAGTTATTACGAATGGCTGCAAAAACAGCCGGCGGCGTTTCAGGACGAGGCTTTGGGCAGGACGCGCGGGGCTTTGTTCCGCAGCGGCGGCTTGTCGGCCAAGCAGTTTGCGGATTTGCAGCTCGACCGCAGTTTCCGTCCGCGCACTTTGGACGAGTTGCGCGATTTGATACCGGAGGCGTTCCGGCGGGCGGGGCTGTGAGGCCGTCTGAAAAAAGTTTTGAGGCAGTCTGAAAACGAACTTGCGCCTGTGCGGGCGTTTGGGTTTTCAGACGGCCTTTTCCAACGGCAGCCGAGGGCTGCTTTTTCTGTATCTGAAAGTCCGCTATGCGGCAGACACGAGGTGTTTTTTATGAAGTTTCGCAATATGTTTCTGAAATACGGCTATCAGAGCCAAGCGGGTGAGGAGCCGGGCGGCGCGGGCGGTGCGACGTTCACGCAGGCGCAGTTGGATGAGGCGGTGGCCAAGGCGGTTGCCGAGCAGACGGCGGGTTTGAAGGCGAAAAACGGCGAGGTCATCGGCGACAACAAGAAGCTCAAAGAGCAGTTGGCGAAGTTCGACGGCATCGACCCGGAACAGGTTCGCGCCATTTTGAAGAATTTTGCCGACGGCGAGGAGGCCAGGCTGATTGCCGAGGGCAAAATCGACGAGGTGCTGGCCAAGCGCACCGACAAGCTCAAAGGCGAACATCAGAAGCAGTTGCAGGGCAGGGACGAGCAAATCGGCACGCTGTCGGCAAGGGTGCGCAGGCTGTCGGATTTGGCGGTTGGCGGCGCATTGGCGGCGGCGGCGGGTGCGAAAGGCGCGTTGCCCGAGAGCATGGAGGCCGTCAAGGCGTTGGCCAAGGGGGTGTTCGTTACCGACGATGAGGGCAATGTGGTCGCGCTGGACGGCGACGGCGACGTGGTCTTCGGCAAGGACGGCAAAAGCCCGTTGCAGATTGACGAGTGGATGGACGGCCTTAAAGAGCGGATGCCCAATCTGTTTGCCCAACCCAAAGGCGCGGGCGCGAACGGCAGCGGCACGCAGCACGGCGCGGCAGGCAAGCTGGGCGGTACGCAGGCCGAGCAGGAAGCCTATTTCGCGCAGAAATACGGCCTGCCGGCTTCTTAAATTTTTTTCAATCAGGTTAGAAAGGACAAGACATGGCATTGAATCAAATGCAGGTGTTTGACGAGTACATCATGCCGGCCACAATCGAGCAGTTGGCGCAGATGGTACGCAAGTTCAACGAGGCGTCGAACGGGGCAATCCGGCTGACGACCGAGGGCTTTACCGGCGATTTCTTGCAGGAATCGTTTTTCAAATCGCTGGCCGGGGCGCAGCGGCGCGTCGAGCGTTACGCGGCCAACGGCAGCGCGGCGGCAACGGATTTGACGCAGCTCAAACATTCGAGCGTGAAAATCGCCGGCGGTATCGGCCCGGTGGCGTTCGAGCCTTCGCAGTTCACTTGGCTGCAACAGCCGACCGGACGCGGCGTGGCGGTGGCTTCGCGCGCTTTTGCCGAGCTGATGCTCAAAGACCAGCTCAACACGGCCGTCGGCGCACTGGCCGCCACCATCGGCAACCGTCCCGAGGCGGTGAACGATGTGTCGGCTACGAAAGGGCTGGACTACGTCGCCATCAACGGGGCGCACGCCAAATTCGGCGACAACTCGGGCAGTCTGGTGGCGCAGGTGATGACCGGCGCGGCCTACCACAAGCTCATCGAGCGCAATCTGTCCAACGCGCAGCAGCTTTTCACCGCTGGGACGGTGCAGGTGGTGGACATACTGGGACGCGCCGTCGTCGTTACCGATGCGCCCGCCCTCTTCTCGGCCGCCGCTTCTCCCGCTCCGGCCAAGTTCAAAGTGCTGTCGCTGGCCGATTCGGCGGCGGTGGTAAGCGGCGGCGGCGACGTGGTGTCGAACGTGGAAACGCGCAACGGCAAGCACCGTATCGAGACGACCTTGCAGGTGGACTACTCCTTCGGCCTCGGCTTGAAGGGTTACGCCTGGGACGAGGCCAACGGCGGCAAGTCGCCTTCCGATGCGAAGCTGTTTACCGGCACAAACTGGCTGCTGGCCGCTTCGGACATTAAGCAGACGGCAGGCGTGATGGCGGTGGCCGACGCGGGCAAATAGGCCGTATGAGGCCGTCTGAAAACCGTGTTTGCGGTTTTTCAGACGGCCTTTCTTTAAATCCGTAAAGGAAACAATATGATGGAAAAAATTGAAAAACCTGTTTTCTATGAAGCACATCCTGTTTCGGAAGGCCGTCGCCTTGCGCTGATTGCGGCGGGCTATCTGATTATCGATGCGGCGTTTGCACCCGCCGGTTATGAGAATCCGCCCGACCCGCAGGCTGATGAAAGGCCGTCTGAAAAAGGTCTGACGGTGGCGCAGTTGAAGGACAAACTGGCCGACTTGGGCGTATCCGTTCCCGCCAATGCGAAAAAATCCGATTTGGAAGCACTGCTGGATACGGAGCTTGCCAAACGGGACGGCGGCGGTAATTAGGGAATTTGTTTCCGTCGCCGAAGCCGCCGCCGTCCTGCCTGCGGGCGCGGATGCGGAACGTGCGGCGATGCTGGCGAACCTGTGGCTGTCGCGGCGCGGCCTGCGGGCGTTCTCCGTCGTGCCGGACGAGGTGCGCGCGGCGGCTTTGGAGCTGGCGAAAATGGCGCACGCGGGCAGGCTGTATGCGGACACGCAGACGGGGCTGCTCGCGGAGACGGTAAAGGCGGACAGTGTGAGCGTAAGCCGTTCGTTCGCCGCGTCGGCGAAGGCGTCGGCGGGGGAAATGCGCGTCATCGAGGATTTGATTGCGCCGTATTTGGACGGGTCGCGTTTGTCCAATGCGGTGCGGCTGGCGAGGTGGTAGATGAGGGTCGGGATTCAGAATGCCTTGGCGGCGGCTTTGTCGGGGGCTTTGGCCGATGCGGTGCAGGCTTTTACGCTGCGCCGGACGGTGAAGGCTGCGGACAGGGTACGCGGTACGTTCGTGCAGACGACGGAGGAATACCGGGGTCGCGGGCTGTGCCGTTTGTCGTGGTCGGCGGTGGAGCGCAATGCGCTGGCGATTCCGGCGACGGACGGCAAGGCGGTGATTCTGCAATCGGAGTGTCCGGCCGCGCCGAGGCAGGACGATGTGCTGGACTTCGGCGACGGGGCGTGCCGCGTTATCGAGGTGCGGCAAGACCCGGTCGGGGCGGTGTGGACGGTGCAGTACCGGAAGGTGTGAGATGGGCTGGGACAAAAAACCGGACTTGTTCGCGGAGTTGCTCGAAGAGGAGGCGGACAAGCGTTACCGCGCCTTTGCGCTGACCTGCCTCAATGCCGTTGTGCTGCGTTCGCCCGTCGATACGGGGCGTTTTCGCGGCAGCCATATTGTGTCGGCAGGCAGCCCGGATGATGCGGTAACGGATGCGGCGGACAAAACGGGAACGATGACGCTGGATGCGGGCGCGGCGGTGATACGCGGCGTGCCCAAAGGCAGTTTCCCGCCGCTCTATATCCAAACCAATCTGCCTTATGCGGCGCGGCTGGAAAACGGCTGGTCGAAGCAGGCGGCGGACGGGGTGTATGCGGTGTCGTTCAATTATGCGGTGCAGAAATTCAGATGACGGAATACGGATTGAAACAGGCGGTGCTGCGGCTGGTTTTGCAGTCGGGCATTGTGCCGGAGGCGGCGGTGGATGTGCCCAACAGCGCGGGTTTCGTGCCGCCGTACGGTTTGTGGCTGCGGGTGGGTTTCAGCGGCTCGCAGGGTTTGGCGGCGGGCTTCGGCGATACGCCGCTGACGCGGCGCACGGGGCTGGTTACGGTGCAGTGCTTCGCGCCTGCGGCGGAATACACCGGCAGGTTGGATGAGGCGGCAGACGCGCTGGTGGGGCTGCTGCAATGGCATTTCGCGCTGGGCTTCGAGTTGCAGGCGGCGGAGACGGTCGATGCGGGGCTGTCGGAAGACGGGCTGTGGTGGCAGAAGAATGTGCGCGTGCCGTTTTTGATTAAGGCCGTCTGAATTTCGGACGGCTTTTGTTTTGAATGTTTTTTATGAAAGGATATACCCATGAGTTCGGGCGCGAAACAGGTTCTCTATATTGTGCCGGAAACGGCTGTCGGAACGGTGCCGGCCAGTCCGAAGTGGGCAACCTTGCCCTTCAAGTCGGTGTCGCTGGACGGTGCGCCGAACAAGACGGAATCGGACACGGTGGCCGACGGACGTATCGGGCGCGGCGGCTTTATCACGGGTTTGGAAATCGGCGGCGATATTGAGGCCAATGCGGCTTTCGGCACGTATGACGCGCTGCTGGCGGCGGCGTTTTTCAAGGACTGGACAGCGGACGCGCTGTCGGTGGGGGAGACGCGCAAGACCTTCTCGGCGGTGCGCGGTTACCGGGACATCGGCAATTACCATACTTTCAACGGCCTGCATGTGGCGAAGTTCGCGCTGGATATTCCCGAAGAGGGGCTGGTTACGTTCAAGTTCACGATGGCGGGGCTGGCGCGTTCGCAGGCCAATGCCGCCCCGGCGGGGACTATCGCCGCCGCCGAGCTGGCGGAGGAGTTCACCAATGTCGGTGTGGGCGAAATCACGCTGGACGGCACGGTGTTGCGCGGGGTGGCCTGCGTTACGGCGTTCTCGTTCGAGCTGGACAACGGCATGAAGGCGCAGAAGTGCCTGGGCGGCGGTTTGTCGACGGGCAAGCAGTTGGAAGGCAGGACGACAATCGGCGGTTCGTTCACGGTAGCGTGGTCGCAGAAGTCGGCGGAGATTTATGAGAAGCAGTTTGCCAATGCGAAACTGGCTTTGCTGATTCCGTTCGGCGATGCGGCGGGCAACAAGTACGAGCTGTCGCTGCCTGCGGTTACGGTAAAGGGTTCGCTTCCTTCGGGTGGGGCGGACGATTTACTGAGTACGCAGTTCGAGTACACGGTGCAGGATGCTTCGCCGGTGCTGCGCCGGATTGCGAAACCTTAAAGGGAGGAAAAAATGGCGTTGAAAATTGCCAAAAAAGCGGAAACGGATGCGCAATGGTGCGTGTTCGAGCAGGACGGGGAGGCGGTGGCGCGTTTCCTTATCCGTCCGATAGACGAGCCGCGCTATCAGGTGGCGCAGGAGCGTTTGCAGATGGCGGTGCGTGCCGGCGGTTTGGACATCGCCGACATTGCGGCCGACGCGAAGCCGTGGGTGCTGCGTGATGCGGAAGCGGTGGCGCGGTATCTGGTGGCGGACTGGGAGGGCTTGGAGGACGCGCAGGGCAATGCGCTGGCCTATTCGCCCGATACGGCCTGTGAGGTGTTCGCGCAGTCGCACGTCGGTCTGGTGCTGTGGGCGTGGGCGAAGTCGCAGGCGGAAGCCTTGCAGGAGCGGGCGGAACGCGAAGGGGCGGAGGCGGTAAAAAAGCCGTAGCGTGGTTCGGATGGCACGCGCGGGGCGGTTCGGGAAAGCGGCAAAACGTCCGCGCCTATCTGAATCTGCCGCCGGAGGAAGAGCCGGAGTATTCGTATCTGGCGGACTATTTCCTTGCGGCCTACGCGCAAATCGCCCGCGCACGCCGCTACGAGCAGGGTGTGCCGCTGCCGCTGACGCTGGCCGATGTGGCGGCCTTTGCGGCGTGTGCGGATGTGCCGGTTTCGCGCACGCTGTTGAACAGGGCGGTGTTTGCGATTGACGACGCGGCTTTGGCAGGCGGCTGAAAACGGTGTTTTACGGGGTTTCAGACGGCCTTTTTTGGAGGGGGGATGGCGGGGAAAGCGTGCCCTACGCTTGGTTTTCCAGCGGTACGACGGCTATTGTTTTGCCGAGCGGGGCAAGCAGTTTGAGCAGGGTGTCGATTTGCGGGCCGGTTTGGCCGCGCTCCATGCGGGCGATGACGGGCTGCTTCACGCCGCTGAATTCTTCCAGCCGTTTCTGGCTGATGCCGGCCTCCTGCCGTGCGCGGATGAGTTCGCCGATGACGGCGACGCGCAGATTGCCCGCCCTGATTTCTTCGGGGGTGAAGATTTCGCGTTCGAGGTCGTCCCAGTTGCTGCCGACGGGGAAAACGGTATTCATGTTTTGTTCCTTGCTTTGCGCGTTCGGTATCGCGGCCTGATGCCGCTATGCCAAGGGCACGGCCAAGGGAATCACGAAATCGTGCGGCTTTTGCTGCACGTGCCATAAATCGTAGGCGTTTTGCAGGCGCAGCCATAAAGCGGCATCGGTGTTTGGCAGCAAAACAGACAGGCGTACGGCCATTTCCGCAGATACGGCGGCTTTGCCGTTGAGGATGCGCGAAAGCGCGGCGCGGGTTACGCCCAAACGGCGGGCGGCTTCGCTGACGGTGGTTTCGGAAAGAAACTCGCGCAAGACTTCGCCCGGATGGGCGGGGTTGTACATCTGCATAGGGTTCTCCTTAGTGGTAATCCTGATAATCGACGACTTCGGCATGGCCGTTTTCAAATTTGAACGTCATGCGCCAGTTGCCGTTGACTTTGACGCTCCAATGGTTTTGCAGGTTTCCCGAAAGCGGGTGCAGATTCCAGCCGGGCGCGTCCATGTTTGCGGGGCAGGCGGCACTTTGTAAAGCGGTAAGCTGTACTCTCAAGCGGGCGGCATGGGCGGCCTGTATGCCCGCTTTGCTGCCCGTTTCAAAGAATTTCTGCAAGCCTTTGTGCTTGAAACTTTTTATCATGGCGTTTCCTTGCTGTATATCGTAACTATACAGCAATATCCGTATAGCGTCAATATACGTTTTATTGAGGCCGTCTGAAAGCGCAGCTTCAACGAAGTTAAAACCTTTCAGGCGGCCTGTTTGTTCGGAGTATCCGGTATGGCGGAACAGAAATCGCGGCTGGTGATTGAAATCGACCCGTCGCAGGCGAAAACGACAATTTCGGCTTTGTCAAAAGAGTTGCGCGGCTTGACGGAAAATGGGGAGCTTTCGGCGCAGAAGGTAAGGCAGTTGGGCAGGGATGCCGCCGACCAGTCGGGACGGCTGGACAAGATGACGCAGGCGGTAAAAAAACTGGCGGCGGGCTATCTGACTTGGCAGGCCGCTCAGGCTTTGGTGCTGCGGGCAGACGGATACACCAATCTGCAAAACCGGCTGCGGCTGGTAACGGATTCGCAGCAGAGTCTGAATGCGGCAACCGAGGAAACCTTCCGTATCGCGCAGCAGACGCGTTCTTCATGGGAGGGTACGGCGCAGGTTTACCAGCGGATTGCGCAGAATGCGGAACGCTTGAAGCTGTCGCAGGCCGATGTGGCGCGGGTAACGGAAACCGTGGGCAAGACGGTAGCGATGTCGGGCGCGGCGGCGGGAGCGGCGCAGGCGGCAATGATCCAGTTCGGCCAGGCTTTGGCTTCGGGCGTGCTGCGCGGCGACGAGTTCAATTCGATGGCGGAAAACACGCCGGCCGTAATGGATGCAATCGCCCGGGGGCTGGGCGTTACGCGCGGCGAACTGCGGGCGATGGCGGCGGACGGCAAGCTGACGGCGGAAGCGGTTACACAGGCTCTGCTGCGGGTTTCCGGCTCGGTGGATGCGGACTTTTCCAAAACGCAGGCAACAGTCGGGCAGGCATTCCAATCGTTTGAGAACAGCCTGACAAAATTTATCGGCGAGGCGGACAAGGCGGCGGGTGCAAGCCGTGCGCTGGCGGATATGCTGCTGGCGGCAGGCAGGCACATTGATGCGCTGGCATTCGGTGCGGCAACGGCGGGCGGAACGGCGTTTGTGCGGATGCTGATGACCGCGCAGGTGGCGGCGGCGGGGACGTCGGTGCGGCTGCTGACGATGAACGGCCTGCTGGCGGCGACGCAGTCGCTGCTGATGGGGCCGGCCGGTTTGGTGCTGGCCGCCGGGGCGGCGGCGGGGGCTTATGCGTATCTGACCTCTTCGGTGGCCGACAACAGCGAGGCGTTGGAAATGAACGCCGATAAGCTGCACAGGACGGTTGAGGAATACAAGAAGCTCAATACGCAGGGGCAGACGCGGCAGTTGGAGGAGCTGAAAAGGCGCATTGCCGACGTCAACGAGGAATTGGAGGGGCGGCAACAGGGATTGATTTACGGCTACAACCATGTGAAAGGCATGGAAGAGCTGATGCGCAGCTTCACGGAAGGCAAAATCAGGCTGGAAGATTTGAACGCAGCCATGCTCAACAGCACGGATGCCGACGAATCGGCACGCAACGCTGTTTTGAAACTGGCTCAGGAGTACGACAAAGCGAAAACCGTCGGTGCAAACCTGAAAATCGAGCAGGATGCCCTGAACGGCAGAATTACCGACCTGAAACCCGCTTCCGACCAAGCCGCAGGCGGTATTGCCGAGCTGGCACGGCAGACGGGCGACTATACGGCAAAGGTGAAGGCCGCTGTAGCCGAGGTGGAAAAACTGCAAGGGCGGTGGGCTGATTCGGTTGCTGACAATTCGGCTTACGTTTCCTTCCGCGAAAAGGGCTACGACGACCCGACAGCCAAGGAAATGGCGAAAGTCAAAGCGGCATTTGTGCGCAAGGGGGTTGCCGACGAAGACGCAACTTTGAAAGCATTCGAGGCGTTTCCCGAAATCCGCAAGAAAATCGAGCTGGAAAAACAGGCGGCGGCATGGCAGGAAAAAGACCGCAGGAATTTGCAGGCCGCCAACCGTGAAGAGAAGCTGCGGACGAAGGAGTTGGAAAAGCGCAAAGGAATCACCGCTACGGAAAAACTGTGGCGCGGCGATGCCGGAGCGCGGGTGATGGCACACGCGCACCGCCATAACTACGCCGAGTTGGAAAAACGCCATGGGTTGCCGAAAAACCTGCTGGCGGCGTTGGAAATGCAGGAATCGCGCGGCAATCCCCGCGCCGTTTCAAAAGCCGGCGCGTATGGGGCGTTCCAGTTTATGCCCTCTTCGGCCAAACATTGGGGCGTAAACGCGGCGGATGTGCATTCCTCCGCCGAAGGGGCGGCGCGTTACCTGCAATATCTGTTGAAAATGTTCCACGGCAATGTGGAGTTGGCAGTCAATGCCTATAACCACGGCGAGGGCAATACGCAGAAACGTTTGAAAACAGGGCGTGCCGCCCCGAAGGAGACGCAGGGGCATTGGGCGGGTGTTTCGGCCAATCTCGACTATCTGAACGGGGGCAGGGGAGAGTTCAAGGACGACCCGCGCCGCGCCTATGCCGAGATGCCGCCCGACCTGTACGCGCAGACGCTGGCGGATTTGCAGCGGCAGACCGATATGGTCGGTCGGCTGACCGAGGCGCAGCGGCTGAACTACGAGTTGGAAAAAGGCCGTCTGAAAGATTTGTCGGAGGAGGAAAAAATCCGGCTGATCGCGCAGCAGGCGACGCTGGACGCGCTTTCGCGCGAGGCGGAGGAAAGAGGCCGTCTGAAAGAGTTGGCCGAAGAAGCGGGGCGCGATTTTTCAGACCGGGTCTTCGAGCTGGATTTGATCGGCAAGACGGCGGACGAAACGGCGCGGCTGCGGCTGGAACGCAAGTACGACCTGATGGTGGCGCAGGCGCAGAAAGAGGGTGCGTCGCAGGGCTATATCGACGGCCTAAGGGCGCAGAAGCAGGCGGCGGAAGAGGCGAGGCTGGCCATTCAGAGGCTGCGCGAGGAAAAGGGCGGCGACTGGCGCGGCGGCATTACCGAAGGCATAGACAGCTACATCAACAGCCTCGGCACGCTGCATGAGAATGTTGCCGCGCAGGTGGAGGCGTCCTTCTCGAAAATGGGCGACGCGCTGGCGGATTTTGTCGCCACGGGCAAGCTGGATTTCCGCAGCCTGACCGTTTCCATTCTGCAAGACTTGTCGCGCATGATGGTGAAGATGGCCGTCGTGAACGCGATGAAGGCGGCGATGGGCGGCTATTCCGACGGCGGCGCGGTCGGCGGTACGGCGGGCGGCTCGGACGCACTGGACAATCTGTTCTGGCGCGGAGGCCTCGTCGGCTATGCGGCGGGCGGGCAGGTGTACGGCCTCGCGGGCAGCACCGGCGGCTACACGGGCGGCGGGGGCAAGTACGAACCTGCGGGCATCGTGCACCGTGGCGAAGTGGTTTTTTCGCAGGCCGACGTGCGCCGCCACGGCGGCGTGCGGGCGGTGGAACGCCTGCGCCTTGCGGGCTACGCCGACGGGGGCGCGGTGGGCATTCCCGCCCCGGTTTCCGCCGCGCTGCGCCGCAATGCGGCCGCTTCAACCAATATTTCGGTAACGGTCAATGTGCAGGGCGGCAGCGGCGACGACGTGCGCAAACAGGCCGAAGACGGCGCGCAGGCGGGCGTGCTCAAAGCCATGCGGGAAACCGCCGAGGCGGTGTACGAAAGCAGGCTGTCTTCCGATTTGCGCGAAAGCGGCCGCATCGGGCGGCTGGTGCGCCGCTAGGAGGCCGTCTGGAAAAGCGAAACGCCGCAAGGGGCGCAACCCTGCGGCGTTCCTGTATTTAACCTTAATGCGTTAAGGAAAAATCATAAGTGGATTATACGAAACTTTTTGAATGGATGACGGAAAAAATGGAAAAACTGTCTGCTTGGCGTTTTATTCTGATTTGGTCGGTCGCGGCCGCCTTCGCTGCGGCATCGGTGATTAATGCTTTGGCGGCCTTTGCCAAATAGAGGCCGTCTGAAAGGCTTGTCAGTCATTCGCGTTTACAGTATTCTTACGTTTTCTTAACGTTTATGGAATGAAATATGAAAAACTTGGCAACAGCCTTGGTGCTGACTTTGGGTTTGAATGCCTGCGCACCGATTCCTATGAGGACAGTCGCTATTTCCGCTCCGTTTGACGAACAACAGGCGCAGGAGATGCTGAAAGAAGGAAACAATACGGTAAAAGGAAATGCTTTTCTGCGCCAGCGCGGCGGCGGGGTGGTTACCTGCGCCGGATCAGAAGTAAATCTGATTCCCGCCACGGCATACGCAAAAGAACGCATTACCGCGCTTTACGGCGGCGATGAAGGGTTGAGAATGGCAAGAAGGAATGTCAGATTCGACCCCGATGTTCCCGCATACCGCAAATTGTTGAAGACGGCAACATGCGATGCCCGTGGCGATTTTGAATTTGAGAACGTGGCCGACGGCGAGTTTTATGTTCAGACGAAAGTTTCTTGGGAGGTCGGCAGCAGTATTTTCCCCGAGGGGGCTTCTATTTTGCAGAAAGTTTCATTATCCGGCGGCAAGGTGGAAAAAATCATTATGGGTCGTTAGGTTAAAACCGTTGGTTTGCGCCTCCCGAGGCCGTCTGGAAAACAGTCTGCCCAAACAAAGACCCGCAGGGACAAGTCCGTTGCGGGTCTTTGTTTTTGTCCGTCCGGAAAGGGATGACGGACGTGGCGGATGATAATCCGGACGCCACCGTCTTGCAACTTTCAGACGGCCTTGTCGGCAAATTCTTCATCTTCACCCAAGGCCGTCTGTTTTCAGACGGCCTTTTTTACAGGACAAATCATGGCTTTGAAAACTTTCGGCTGGAAGCCACAGCGTGAGGGTATGGTGCAAAAGACCGCCTTCGGGGTGCGCACGGTGCAGTTCGGCGGCGGCTATGTGCAGTTGCAGCCCAAGTTTCTGCGCAACGCGCGGCAGACGTGGGAGGTGTCGTTTGTGGATACGAAGGACGAAATCGGCAAAATCGCCGCCTTTCTCGATGCGGCGGGCGGGGCGGAGGCGTTTCTGTTCCGGCCGCTTGCCTCGGACAAGGCGGCGGCGGTAACGGCGGCGGAATACCGGTGCGAGCCTTTGGGCGGGGCGGTATGGAAGTTGTCGGCCACGTTTGAGGAGGTGTTGTTGTGAATGCGAGACTCTCTGGTGTGATGCTCACCGCGCTGTCGCAGGCGCGGCAGGATGTGCTGGTGGAGCTGTGGCAGGTGGACTTGCGCAGCCTCGGCGGGCAGGTGTACCGTTTCTGCAATCAGACCAACGAATTGGGCAAAGCGGTGCTGTGGCAGGGGCAGGCATACGAGCCTTATCCGGTGTATGCCGACGGTTTCGAGAACACGGCGCAGGGGGCGGGCAACCGGCCGTCTTTGTCATTGTCCAACCTGTTCGGGCTGGTAACGGGAATGGTGGAATCGCTCGGCGGCGTGGCTGGTGCGGCGGTGCGGCGGCATCTGACCTATGCGCGTTTTCTGGACGCGGGCAATTTCGCTTCGGGCAGCAACCCGCAGGCCGACCCGGCGCAGGAAGTGGTGCAGAATTTCATTGTCGAGCGCATGGTTTCGCTGACGGCGGAAAAGGCGGTGTTTGAGCTGGCCGCACCCGCCGAGTCGGACGGCTCGCTCGCCCCCGCGCGGCTGATGACGGCAGACCGCTGTCCGTGGCAGTACCGGGGCGCGGAATGCGGCTACACCGGCCGGGCCGTCGCCGACCGCTTCGATATGCCGACCGACGACCCTTCAAAGGACGCGTGCAGCGGCAAAATCACCGGCTGCCGCGCCCGCTACGGCCTCACCGCCGATCTGCCCTTCGGCGGTTTCGTGTCCGCCGACAAGGTGCTGTCATGATGTTGTCCGCCGATACCGCCGCCGCCATCGCCGCGCACGCGCACAGCCGTCCGGCGGAGGAGGTGTGCGGCTTTGTGCTGGCCGACGGCCTGTACCTGCCGCTGGACAATATCGCCGCCGACCCGCGCGCAACATTTGAAATCGCGCCCGAGGCGTGGGCGGAACACACGCCCGCCGCCGTCGTCCATTCCCATCCGGCGGGCGAGCCGTTTTTGTCGGGGGCGGACAGGCTCTCTCAGGTGTCCACCGGCCTGCCGTGGATTCTGTACACGAGAGGCCGTCTGAAAACCTTCCGCTGCTGCCCGCACCTGCGGGGGCGGGTGTTCGAGTACGGCGTGTCCGACTGCGGCGCACTGGTGCGCGATGCCTACATGCTGGCGGGTATTGATCTGCCCGACGGCGCGCGCGGCGATATGGACGCAGACGCGGCGCAAGGCCGTCTGGCGGCGCACCTTGCCGCCTGCGGCTTCGCCCGTGTTTCGGACGGCCTCCAAGCGGGCGATGTGCTGCTGACCGCGCAGGGCGGCCATGCCGCGCTGTATCTCGGCAACGGACAAATCCTGCATCATGCCCACGGGCAGCTTTCGCGCCGCGAGCCGCTCACCGGCCGCCTGCGCGAGCGGATTCATTCGGTGTGGCGGCATCCGCGCCGGTTGGCCGGGATGATGGCGGCGGTGGAAAACGACCTGCTGCACGCGTGCGGCTGAAAAAAAAACTGCCCGCGTCTGACGGCAGCCTTGCCACAGGCTGCTTTTTTATCGGAGGAAACCCATGATTACCGTGCGTCTTTACGGTTCGCTGGCGCAGTTCGGCACGCGCTACGATTTGCACGCCGCAAGCCCGGCCGAAGCCCTGCACGCGCTGTTTGTGCAGATTAGGGGGCTGCGGCGCAAGGTGGCGGACGGCCTGTTTCAGGTGCGCTTTCAAGGGCGCGACTGGGGCGAAGACGAATTGGCCGAAGGTTTCGCACGGCCTGCCGAGGGCGTGCTGCACATTGTGCCGCGCACCGCCGGAGCGGGTAAAAACGGCGGCATCCTGCAAACCATCGCCGGCATCGCGCTGATTGTGGTCGGCGCGATTTACGGCAACGGCCCCCTGATACAGGCCGGTGCCGGTCTGCTGCTCGGCGGGGTGGCGCAGATGCTCACCAAACAGCCGCGCTTGGAACAGGGCAGAGGGGCGGAAAGCAGCCGCAACACTTCGTTTTCCAATTTCGACAACACCGCCGCCCACGGCCGCCCCGTGCCGCTGGCCTACGGCTTGGTGTACGCGGGCAGCCGCGTGGCCTCGCAGGGGGTGCGCACCCGC